CTCCATGTCATAGGCCTGTGCCAAATTACACTTTTGATTATAGTAGTGCCATACTCTATATGGTTCTGGACTTACACAGTCCCTATCTTTAATATGTTCTTGGAAAAGATTTTTATGCCAGTGATCGTATGCCTTTCCATCTAGTGTTGGGTGTCCTTTGAAGAAATCTGTACCCCCTTCACACACTATAATAAAATCGTCATTTGTCTCCGCATATTTTTCAAATGCAGGGATAGAACTTATAACTCTTCCCGCTCCACCATTAATAAAAAACGCCTTCGATCTCATAGTTTTCATAATTCCTGTACTATATAGTCACATAAAAAATACCTGTGCCAGACGAGGATGTTGTTTATACATCTTCCTATCTAGGATCGCTCCATGAGTATGTCTGGCTTCATACAATACCATTCTATTATATTTCATCTCACTTGTAAACATTATGTCTCTGTTTATATTGTAATCGTAACCGTAGGCATGATCTTCTATGTACTTATAGAAATTTGTGCCTCCATTACACTCATTGTCTTTATTCAAATATACTAAAGCTGCCCATTTATATCCTATATTATCTTTATGATGAGTGTAACAGTAAACTGTTTCGGTAAACCGATCCATTATATCGTCATGAGTTGTGTGATTCACCATGAATTTCATGTTATCCCATTTTGATTGAAACTCATCATCATTATATTCTAGATTATTCCATTCTTTTTGATTACATAGAGTTGTAAATACTGACCTAAGATTATCCCTCATCTCCTGATTATCTTCCACAACACGTTTCCCTACTAAAGATCCACAATATTCCTTCCCACCTTTAAGTTCACATGATAAGGCATAGTCCCTTACCTCATCTGGATTTTCATAAAAATTATCTAGAACAAACACTTTCCTCCAGATAAATCCTTGATCATTATCTTTGGAATGATCGTAGACTCTTTTTACTGTTAGATTATAATTTCTGAGTGGATTAGTCTCAAACATATAATAAAAAAGATCCCCTTATTAGGAGGATCTTGATGAATTAATTTATATATGTTTGAATTAGTTTGGAGGTGCCCATGCTGGAGTTCCTGTTCCATCAGAGTCAGCTGAATCTGTTGGTGGTGCCTCATAGTCTGGTGTCATTGGGAACATCATGTCTGCGATGTTTGGATGTACACTTGCAGCTTGCATCTTTGCAGGGAGGTCTCTCAACTGTTGACGATAAGTTTTCCACTTATTCTTAAGATCATCAGGCATATCCTCTGTAACCTTTCCGTCACTGTTAGACAATTCTCTATTTCTATGAGCTCTAACCATATCCCAAGTTTTGTCTAAGTCAACGCCATTTATTTTCTCTTTAGGAGTAAATGCCTGAATTGAAATGTCATCGGGGCCAGCACTGCCTGGATTTGCAACTACGATAGTATTTTCGTTGTAGATATCATCTGGATATAACACAGAACCGTATGTAAACTGAACGTATCCATCAGATGATAAATCAGGTGAGCCAGGGTGCGCTACATCAACAGATAAGTCACGACTTTCTTCTTTCTCATTGACCACAGGGCCTCTAAGTTGACAGATGAGTGTGTGTAGATCAGATCTTGAACAATCTACTTCATACCACTGAACTACGTCTGCTGGTCTTGGACGACCATCTGCAATGTCGTCTTCTGTTAGAGGGCCATAATGTTCTTTTCCATCTGCACCAATCTGTAGATAGATTTTGTCTGGGCCGTCGTATGTTTGGTCTCTTTGTTTACCATCAGAGAAGCTGTGATCAACAAGGAAACTGTTCGGAAGACTTAGCTTCCATGCCTGTTCGATAATTTTTGTTGCCATTTCGGATTTCTTCGGGTTTACTCCTTCGGGACTATTTATAAAAAAAGAGGGTCTACAACCCCCTTTTGAAAAATTTTCTTGTTCGGTTTAGACGTAAGTGATCTTAACGAGTCCTCCTCCACCTTGGCCACCTTGTCCACAGTGACCACTACCACAGTATGCAGTAATAGCACCTTGTCCACCGTGTCCGTATGGAACAGTCCAACAACCACAACGAATCCAACATCTTCTTACACCGTAACTAACACCTAGAGTTCCGATAAATGGAGCTCCTGTAGGCATTGCATCGTTGTTATAGAAACAGTGACAGTTCCAACCATCAGCCCTGTATGATGCACCAGCATGGTTGCCCATTCCGAAATCTCCGCCCATTGCACCAGGCTGGAAACAACATCTTTCAAACTGAGTATAACAACTTGAAGACCATGAGTTAGTGTAACAACCTCTATTACCACCAAAAGCACAGAAACCTGAGAGGTTATATCCATTTACATAGGATGAACAACCATGACATCCTGTACATTGTCTGGAACAACAACGATATGTACCACCAGCACATACAGTATATTGACATCCAGCAGTTGTACTAATAGTTTTAGTATTATAGAAACCTCCACCAGCACCGAACCAGTTACCACAACGGTTACAGTTACATTCTCCGTGTCCGTTTCCTCCAGCACCCCAAGCCTCGATAGTCATTCGAGTTGTACCTGTTGGTACTTGCCAGTTGCAACAACAGCCTGGGTTGCAGACGTTAGTTTGTCCGTAGAACCATTTTACACACCAGTTAGAAAAAGATCCAGATTGAACCGCCGATGATGGAATAGTTCCGTCAACGATCCTATCGTTAGCAACTTTTTTATAGGATGAATAATTTGCCATTTCTTTCCTTTAGAAGTATGTAATTTTGACTAGGCCGCCACCACCAGTTCCACCTTGTCCACAGTGACCATTACCGCAATAAGTAGTTGTTGCGTTTTGTCCACCATGACCGTAAGGCACGATCCAGCAACCACAACGAATCCAGCAACTTCTTAATGACTGATACACTGAAGTACCGATTAGAGGTGCAGATGTTGGAGAATGAGCGTGTTGATAACAATGACACCATCCTCTGTATGTATCGTATCTAGAAGCAGACCAAGCACCAGCATGGTTTCCAATTCCGAAGTCTCCACCGTTGTTGCCAGGAGCACGACAACATGTGTTTACTGATGAACAGTTTGTACTCCAAGAAGTATTTGCCATTCCTCTGCAACCACCAATAGCACAGAAATTGGATAAGTTTGCACCATTTACATAAGAAGAACATCCTATGCATCCTGTACATTCTCTAGATAGACATCGATAAACTCCACCAGCACAGACAGTATAGTTGTTACCAGCAGTAACGGTAATCATTTTACTATTGTAATATCCTCCACCAGCACCTAAAAAGTGATGGCATCTATTACATGAACATGCACCAGATCCATTTCCTCCAGAACCCCAAGCCTGAATCCACATGTTTTGAACACCTGTTGGGACTGTCCAGTTACAACAGCAACCAGCCGAACAACGACATATGATTCCGTAAAACCATTTTACGCCATAAGATGAGTTCGGTGAGTCACTAAAGCTTGATGCACTCAAACTATTAGAAGCTAACTGATCTCCATTAACTTTTTTGTATGATGAATAACTTGCCATTGATTTCCTTTTTAGACGTAAGTGATTCTTACAACTCCAGAGCCGCCTTGGCCACCCTGAGCACAACACCTACCACAGTATTGTGTTTGTCCACCTTTTCCACCTGTTGCGTATGGAGCAGTCCAACAACCGCAACGAGCCCAACAGTGAACAGCTTGGTTTTCTGTACTTGATGTTAAGAACGGAGCACCAGAAGTACATTCTGTAGTAATAGATGGGCCACACTGACAGTCCCAGTGACCTGAGAAACCGTCTTGGTGAGGAGCCATTGCAAAGTCTCCACCCCACTGACCAGGCGATACACAACAGAAGTTTCTTGATGTACAAGCAACTGACCAATCAGGGTTTGCACAACCTCTTGCACCACCTTGAGCACAGAAGTTACTTAAGTTGTAACCATTTACATAAGAAGCGCATCCTATACAACCATTACATTCTCTAGAACAACATCTGTAAACTCCACCAGCACATACACGATATTGACAACCTCCAGTGGTAGAAATTGTCTTTGTATTATATGTTCCTCCAGCAGCACCTTGATAGTGGTGACATCTGTTACATGAACATGCACCATGTCCGTTGCCTCCAGCACCCCATAATTCAAAGGTTATCTTTTCAACCCCAGAAGGGACTGTCCAAAGACAACAACAGCCAGGTGTACAATAACATGGATGTCCATGTATATGTTTAACGCAGTATCTAGGAGCCACACCCGATTGCAGTTTAGCTGATGAAATACTTCCAGCAGCTATCTGATCGGATCTGACTTGTCGATATGATCTATAATTGGCCATTTACTAACTCGAAATGTGGTAAAAAAATATCATAATGTAGATGGTCAAACATTAGATGGAGAAGATTCTCCAACCATATGAATCACCTGAGAATACTAGGCTAAATGCTGCACCCTCTGTGTTAACAGTTAGGTTAGCAGAGTCACCTTGTATTAGTTTTCCATTACGAGAGACGGTCAATGCATTACTATCGAATGTCTTAGCAACATCGAAGAATGTGATTTTAGCACCTAAGTCAGGAGATGCAGGGAGTGTTGCAGTAACACCACCACCGTTTGTGTTAACAAAGTAGTTACCACCAGCAGTAACGTTTGTTGATGTTGAGATTGTGCTGTATGACTCAACGCCAGGCTGAATCCATGCTGAACCGTTGTAGTACTCAAGAGCACCGAGGTCTGTGTTGAATCTTAACGCACCAGTGTTGAACTCATCATCGACACCGCCAGGTCTTTGAGCAGTTGTACCTACAGGAGGTGTCATTGCCTTTGTACCCATAGAACCACGAGTGACGAATCCCTTAACAGCAAATTCTGTAGGACATGCACTGTTTGAGTTACCTGACATTGCAGGGTCAGAGGAGAATTCAGATATCGCCTCACCGACCTGACCTCCAAGAGAACCAAGTCTCAATTCTGTCAAACCAGATAAGTTGAACGCTGAAGCATCCAATGTTGCACGACCAGTCAACTGGTCAACGGAGAAGAAGTCTCCAACTCT